TCCACAGTAGGGAAAGGTTACAGCACTCACCAGTCTAGCTCCTTCACATTATCCCAGTCTCCAATCTGGGCGTAGAGAATCTTCAGCACGAAGCCCTGCACCCGGTAATCGTCCACGTCGAACTCTTGTGTCGTCGGTGCGCCGTAGCCACGCTCACGGGCCACTGCCTGGAACGCGGCGGTGGGATTGTAGTTTACCCCCGTAGGGTATAGGTGATTCCAGGCTTGCTCCCGGATATTGTTTTCATCGACCGGCTGCGGTAGAGGCGGTTCCGGTTCTTCTCCGCTCTTGGTCGCCAGTTGCCATTCCACTAAGAATGAATGGTGAAATAGGGTATTCCCCGGCGGTTCATCGGGATGGGCGGTGTGGATATTGTCCACCCCGGTCCGATTCCAATTCATCCACCACGGCCACACTGACTATCTGGCCCTTCCACAGCGGGGCGTTTCCCATTGGTTCATCCGGCCAGGGTTTGTCGAGTTTGACTCTGTCCCCGCCCGCCTGCCAATCGAGTTGTATCTGTACCTGCCAGGCCGGGCCATCTTCGCCAAAGACATTGAGGTAGACGTTGTGATTCCCATTGTTTTCATTCTGGTCCAGGTGATGCACGCGAGTACACTTCCAATACATCTCCCCAGGTTCTACCGCTGCGGGGACAACGACTACTTCATAAGCCTCGGCATCGTTGTCTACATCTGGCTCTGGTGGTGGAGGCTCCGGGTCAGGAATTGGTTCTGGAGGCTCCAGGTTGCCATCTGCCGAGATGGGCCGCTCAATGAGCCATTTCACCACCGGCATGAAACCGTCCGAATCCACCCAGGGATGTCCGGGATGGAACCATTGACAATCGGGCCAGCCGCCTGTCCCCCCAGCGGCATTGTTGGCCCACAACCACGGACACAGGCAGTAGTACCAGTCTTTGTCACTCATCCATGATAGTTCCTGCTCTATCATTTCAATGAATAGCTTCGGTGTCACCCGCGGATAGCGTCCGTCCCACAGATCGGTATGAACCGGCCCGCCTTCAGTAGTCATTATCGGTACATGCTCGAAACCGGCTTCATCCAATAATTCTCGGAACCGTATCACAGCCAGGAAACACGAATCGTCATCATAGATGGTATTGCCTGGATTCTTGTCTCGTTCTCGCTGGATATTGATGTGCTCCAGCGGCCGGTTATCCCAGGCTTCTGGCCCATACTTATCATACTCCGCCTGTGTCAACGGCTGTCCGGTCTGGTTCACCGCGTCATAGGGATAAGCAATCGGATGATTGCCGGTGTAATTGTGAATGGCACATACGAAATCGGTGATCCCCGCATCGGCCACCCACTGAAACGGGTTCACTGTCACCGTCCCAGCGTCCTCGCCCCGCTCATGGAACGCGCCCGAAGCCAAGGCCGGGGGATAGAGGAATCCCGCCCAGAGACAGTATCCGTTGAGCTTGATGAATCCAGGTAGTAAACGACCGCTCAAGCCAATTCTGTGGCAGATACCCACAGCCCCACTCACATTTCAGGTCAGGCTCATTCATTGGCTCGATATAGCGGATCCCGGCCGCGACACAGGCTTGCACTGCGTTGTCGTTGGCATCTATCCAGCCGTGGTCAGCCGGTTTGTAGAAACGATGAATAGGAATCAGACCTCGCTTCAGGCACTCAATACCGAATTGTACCCCACTGTCACCCTGCCCAGGCGAAGCGTCTCCATCAGCGACGTATTTCACCCAGCCCATGCCACAGCGCACCATCCAGTCCAAGTGCCACTGAAAATTGGCGTGAACGGGATAGCTTGAGGCAGTCCAGTGGATACCGCGCTTACTTCCATTACTCGGCTTAGGATATATCATCGTACCTCCTCACTGTTATCTCCGAACCATAGTAATATTGCAGAATCTCTACATATGTCAGCCCCCGATCAGCTAATGCCTTTGTCCCAAACTGACACAACCGGCCTTCCCATGTTCGATTATCATACCCGTTTTCACCATGACACACCGGACAATGTTTCTGCCCACAGCGATTCACGTACCTGGCCACAAAATTCGCTTCAGGGCTGACTATGACCTCGCCTTGAGTCTCCAGCACAGCTCGGTCTGATTTCGGATGTCGCCGGGTGCAGTCGAAGCCCTGATCGCGAGCGTCACCGTAGAGATGGAAATACTCGTTTCGAGGGTGTTCAATTCTCCATATAGCATACGATCGGGCTGCCACCGCCTGGGCCTTCAATGCCTCAAGGGGCCAGTAGTCCACCTCTGGCCAATCGGGATACATTTCCGCCCCGAGGACACATTGCAAATATGGCTCCAGCATCAATTCCAACAGGATGGTAAGTCCTAATTGTTCTATCATATCTGCTCCCTCTCTCTTTGCTGATATCGCCCCTGTTCTAGCGCCTCGATCCGGGCCTCCAGATAGGCAGTGTTCTGGTCAATGATCCGGGCCAATTCTATCATAGCCCCGATGGTCTCCCCGATGACCCTTTTCACCGCGTCCATGTCCTGCCTGTCTGCCCGGCAGTATTCCTCGAAGTCGTGGCGCAACCGTTGTAACTCGTAGTCATCGTTACCGAACCAGCCCGCCAAAGGTAGGGTCAAGAACTCCCGTCGCGTTATCATTTGCCGCCCTTCACCTTCTTCGCACTCCGAATATCACGCAGTCCCTCGGCAAGCAGTTCCCTCAAGGCCTTGACCGCTTCTTTCAGTTTTCGAGGGTCAGCCGACAATTCGCCGTCGTCCGCGAACTCGGACACTTTGGCCCATAATTCTGCCTCGCGTGTTTCTGTCGTGTTCAGTTCCAATTCTGCCACAGCTCTCCCACTTCCGTTAGATTCCCATCGGCATACAACGGCACACAGAATTGATAATTCCCCATGCGAGGCCCGAACCAGTTGACATACTCACACCGCCCCTGGGCCTCTAAGTAATTTAGCTCCCATCGTAACCAGGCTTCTGCAAACAAGCGCGGTAGAGGATCTAACCCATACTCACAATGTACCCCCGGTCTCCCGTAATCCACACCGGACAATCGCGATAGACGTCCGGCAAAGTCTCAATCCGGCTCCACATATAGTAAAACCAATTCTGCGCTAGTGACAGGGTATAGCCCTCGTAATGCGGGGCATAGAAATGCACCGCGATGATTTTGAAATCGGGCCAGGTTCCATATCTATCTCGATACCCATATACGAAATCGTGAAAAATCATACTCAAAAGGATATGGATAGGCAAAAGCTGGCGAGGTAAATGTCTTACCGGGCAATAGAAGTTCCATATCGTGCCAGGCCTCAATTAACTCATCCAAACTCATACAAGCTCCCTCTGAGCAAACCTGATATTCCGGTTCGTTGAAAGTCAGGATTATACCCTCATAATCATCTAATTTGTGACCCAAATTATCGAGTTGATTCCGGTCTCGAATCATAGGCAACTGGGGAATACCGGGACATTGTTCACCCAGGATTGGTGCCCAATTGTAGACCCAGTCCGTATTCAGGCTATTTAACTCAGTACAGCTTATGCCCCCGACCATGTTCAATGACTTCCTCACGCGACGTGCTGATGGCACATTTCCACTCCCATACACAATTGGGAAATAGTATTTGTATGGTCTGCTTGGTTCCGGCGTCAGATAGGCAAATGGTGCGGGCCAGGCCAATCTAGTCGCCAGAGGCGGCAAGGATGGCAAGGCCGGTGGTCGTCGCACATACCACACTATTAGCAGCAACAAAGCCATAGCAACGACAATAGCCAGGACAATTGCCAGCCAACGTCTCACGATCAGCTATCCTTCTCCGGTGGCACTGTGGCGATAATTACCCCCGCCGCCATATCCAGTTCGAACCCTGTCCCGTTCACCCCAGCTTGAGCCGCGAACATCTTCACCAGGTCATTGATGGCCGCGTCAATCTGACTCCGCTCCACCAGCAACGAGGTCAAGGTGCGCTTCATAGTGCCTGTCAATGGCAGGCGTTGTTCCGTCCCCTCCAGTTGCTTATCAGTCATGCTCTCACCCCCAAATCTGTAGCTATTGTTTTGGCTGTAGTCCTGAAATCCTGATACTTCTGATACTCCGCCTCGTACTTCACCTTGTCCGCTAGGTAGTTATTGATCGTCGCCAATTCATCCTCGATGCTGTAGCGGGCCGCAATCGCCGCCCGGACGATCTTCTCCCGCGTCACTTCGCCTTCGACCCGTGCTTCGTCGTACTCGTACTGCGTGCGCTTCTTGCCCGTCTCAGGGTCCGTCACTTCTGTCTCGACGATGTTGAATGGAAAGACTGTCTTGCCGTTGGATGTGTAACGTTCCGCCGGACGCGTGTCACTTATAGCCATGTGAACCTCCTCAGTGGATTTTTGATGTCGTTCTGTTTAGACACCGTTCCCACAATTTGTCTAATATTTCCGTCAATGTATCTCTTTGCCAAAATTCAAACAATTACCATATTTCATCCATCCCCAGTAACTCATCAATCCATTTATGATTTGGCTTGAGAACATTTCACGATATGAACGTTTTAAATGCGCACCACTTTTTGCCTTGAATCTTTGAACGATGCTCTTGCGTAGCAATGTGTAATTATGAAAGAATCGGTAACCTAGAAAATCAATCCCACGCTTATCGACCGGAAAGATTTGATAGTTAGCTTTCATACGAAGTTTCAAATGAGTATCCAAATATTCCTGAGCCTCGATCAACAACTTGTGCAAAAAACCTTTGTCTCTATGCAACACAACCACATCGTCACAATAACGAAAATAGTATTTACATCCCTTCTCTTCTTTCATCCAATGGTCAAAATATGCCAAATAGAGATTACCAAAATATTGACTCAGATAATTGCCTATTGGAACACCCTCAGCGGAATCTATGATTTCCTCCAATAACCATAACACATCAGGGCCTTTTATCTTCTTGCGAAGTATTACTTTCAAAATATCATGGTCAATAGAAGGATAGAATTTGCGCACATCAAACTTCAGGCAATACTTGGTATTCTCTACATCGCGCAATGCCAGCTTTAGACGTTTAACGCCTTTGTGAATACCACGTCCTTTCAATGCAGCGTAAGTATCAGAGATGAACGTTTTCATCCAAATCGGTTCCAATATCTGCATAATGCAATGATGCACTATCCTGTCGGGGAAATAAGGCAATCGGTAAATCTCACGTTCTTTGCCACCTTCTACTTTCGTGAACACCTCGTAAGCAGAATTACGAAATGTTTTATCTCGTAGCATCGCTTGAAGCTGTACCAAATAGTTCTCCTCGTCAGCGTTTACCATCTGGACTTCTTGATAATGCTTCTTCCCCCGCTGTGCGTTTCGATGCGCCTCCTTGATATTGTCCATATCCCAAATCTTTGGATACAAATTCCCATATCGTTTCATCTGCTTATTTCACCTCGGAGCCTTCGAGACTTTACAGTCCTACCAACACCAATGAGGCTTTGCTTTGTATTGTGCCAAGAGGCAAGGTTCTCCATATCTTTCACTGCCTTCGTATTTGAAATAAGCTGGGCTGAGCACTGATATTAGCATTAAGGTTAGCTGCCGAATTATTCAAATTACCAATAGAACTCCTCAGTGTTCGCGCCATTATTAGCATTACCACTAAGTAGAGCTACCTGCCAACCAGTATTTTGATATGGACAACCCACTACAATTATGT